TCGTGGCTTGACATTAACGGTAAGAACGAGGGGGCTTCGGCCCCCTCTCCTCTTTAGAAGAGGAAAAGGAGAGAGGAGAGAAAAATGGCAGACATTATTACACAGGAGAAGCTTCTTGAACTGAGAGAGGCAAAAGAGAAGGCAAATGAGAGTGACGTCCCGTTCCCCATTATGAAAGACGGGGACCTCGCTGTGGTTGGTGACGCAAACAAGACAGAGATCAATAAGCATGATTTCACGCTTCGGTTCATTTTCCCAAGCGAAGGTGGATATGAAGCAAAAGAAGTGGAGTACAAGGACGTCTGGCTGAAGCCGAGACAGGCCGTTACCGTGCAGAGATTGATGACCGCTCTTCAGCCGTTGTTCTACAAGATACAGGAAAACGGAGACCTCGAAGACCTTTCGGATGACGAGATGATGGAAGTTGTCACGCAGTACGAGGGAACGGTTCTCGATCAGTTGTACCATCTTGTCGCTGCCGTGCTTGGTGTGGATGAAAGGCTTGTGGATTACATCGAGCCGAACAGCGCACTGGAAGCATATCACAAAATCATGCTGTCGTTCCCGGATCTTGTAAAGGCGTCCGACAGTTTTTTCGAATTCTTGTCCGGGAAGAAGAAGGCCCCATCCAACAACGGGTAGAGAACTACTTCGCCGGATTCAACCTATACACGAACATGGCCCACTACGTAGGCAAGCTTCTCCACATAAGACCCAACGAGATACTGGATACATGGGGAGTGCCAGAACTTCTTGTGGCATACGGACAGTACGCCAACGAAGCGGCAAACGAAGCCTATCAGGGGTGGGTATCGAGAAACACGAAGAACTACAAAGATGAACGACCGCCGAAATACATCGTGCAGTTTATTGGCGTTGACGAGATAGTAGCTTTGGAAGAGGAAGACGATGGCTGATCATTCTATAACCATAGATGTAATAGGAAAAAACCTACAAGAGACGGTTTCTCTGCTGAAAGATATTCGTGACTCTATCAAGAATATCAACAGTACTCCTGTCAACGTAAAGGTTAATACATCGTCCGCCACCAGAGCAATCAATGCGCTTCGTCAGGAACTGAGTTCTCTCGCCCAGTACCTCAATCAGGGAAACCGCAATAACTCGGATGCTGTGATGGAGACAATCAACAGCAGTGTTGATGCCCTCCTGGCTAAGTTGGATGAGATTAACTCCAAAAGCGTTTCCCCCAGCGTGGACTCGTCCGAGATCGATCAGGCAGCGACAAGTGCGGAACGACTCGCCAATGGTCTTAGTGCTGCGGCGAGCATTGCCGATACGGTATCCTCCGTTTTTTCTGGTCTCGGCGATTTTGGTGGCCTGTTCGCTGATTCGTTCAACGCCATGTCTGGCATGTTCAGCTTCGACACCGTTGGCACAGCGAAGAGATACCTGACCGCGATGGCTACAAAGGCGGTCACAGGACAGATAAGCGGTATCCTCGAACGATACGACATCATGAACACGTTCGTGCCGTATATGGAACTGGCAGGCGTTGACGCCATGACGGCACAAGCATCTCTGGATGCTGTTGATCAGAGTATTCGCGGTATCCCCATCGGTCTGGACGAAGCGGCTTTCCGTCTTCGTAAATACCAGATGTACATGGGCGATATAGACCGAGCAACGCAGTTCACCATTGGTATTCAGAAGGCAATCACGGCAGGCGGTGCCACAGAGCAGATGAAGACCACCGCCTACACGCAGATTGACCGACTCCTTGCGACCGGGAAATTGGGACAGTCCAGACAGTGGCTGTCCCTTTTCAACGGTCTTGGCGTGTCACTGCGGTTTCTGAGAGAAGAACTGGCTCTCGACCCGACAGCAGACCTGAAGACGATTGCGTCCGACCTTGCCAATGGGACAATCGCCACTGAAGACTTTATAGATGCCATCGCTCGACTTGCAGAAAATCCTGGTCTTGACGAAGCTATCGGTATTTACAAAGGCACAATCGCTGCGTGGAGATCCAATATCAACAACGCCATAAAGCGTGGCGGACAGAACATTCTCGAAAACATCAACAGTGTTCTCGAAGACATCTACGGTCAGGGAATCACTGGCTTTATGAAGAATGTTCGAGATGGAATAGACACAGTTTCCAAGGAAGCGGGAGATTACATCAAGGAAAATCCGCAGAACATCCAGAGCATTGGAGATGCTGTCGGTGGATTGATTGACCGAGTAATGGGACTTGACGGTGGACGGTTTGTCCAGAACCTTGTCGAAAACATCGGCGGCCTTGCGGATGGATTGGGCAGAGTGTTCGACAGTATTCCGCCTGGCTTCCTTGAGGATTTTGCGGCATTTGCCACTACTTGGGCTGGTCCCATGGCTACCCTGATGGCGGGTGCGCAGAGCGGTCTTGGCGTAGTCCTTGGCGTGTTTGAACGCATGGATGACTTCGACATGCCCGGTCTGATGGAAAAAATATCGGAACAGATATGGGCAATGGCAGATGCGGTATCGTGGCTTCTTGAAAAGATACCAGACGGTCTTCTCGGCGATTTGATGGCGATGGGTCTCGTGTGGGGCAAACCGCTTGCAAATGTATTTAGCGCCCTTGCAGGTGGGTTACGAAACATAAGCGGAGCGCTTGGAGAAGGTGTTAAGTTTTCCGAAACAAACGGACTATTCGGTGCCATAGCGTGGATAGCCAAAAACCAACCGATCATAGCCGTTGCGGCAGCTGCCATCGGTGCGATTGCACTCGCCGCACATTCGGCAAAGGTGGCGTTTGATGAATGGGCACAAGGCGTGGTTGAAGAGGCGGGCCTCGACAAAATCAGGGAGACCGCTGAAAGCCTCACGGAAGAGTCGTCACAAATTGTAGAGGCATACGAGTCTACCAAAAAAACATATGATGACCGAATTGACTCCATCCGTGCAAACGCTGATGAAGCAGGCGAACTGCTCCAGACGATACTGGAGACAGATGAAAAGATTGGCAAGCTTAAAGAAGGTTCGAAGTACTACGAAGAGTTATCGGCTCAGCAGTTTGCCAACATAGAAAAGATGAAAACGCTTCAGCCGGAACTTGCAGAGATTCTTGAGCAAGACACAAACGGCAGGTTGACCAATGCGCGAGCGTTGAAAGAACAGGGCGATGCCTATCTTGAATACGTGCGTAAGATGGCAGAAGCTGAAGCAACAAAGGAAGCGTATCAAGAGACGTACAAGGAATACCTTGATGCCAGGTTAAACGAACAAAGAAACCTTAACGAGCAACAGTCTTTGTACAACAGCATCCGTCAGTGGTCGCAAGAGCAGTACAACCTTGCCTTACAACAGGCAAGACAATTAGCCGCAGGGGATACTGCCGGAGCGGCGGCTACTGGTGAAGAAATCGGCAGGCGTGATGTCCTGATATCCGAAGCGCAAGATACGTTGTCTATCTTGAAGGATGGGTATTTCGATGTACACGAAGCGCATAAGGGTGCGAAGCAGGATCTTGAAGACCTTCAGAACACCATGTATGAAACAGAGGTTGCCGCACGAGATGCCGATTGGAACGGAGATATCGACAAACTCAAAGAAACAGGAGACACAGCTTCTGAAGTAAGTGAGGAGATCAAGAACCTTGCCAAGTCTTATGACACACTCAAGACCGCCGCAGATGAGGCTCTTAAGTCGCAGCAAGATTTGTGGAAGGCAATAGACGAGGAAAGCGAGACAAAACTTGCCGACACCATGTCGAACATCGGGGAAAACCTCAATAGGTATGGTGAGGCGAACAGGGCAGTTTCTGCGCTTACTGATCAGCTTGCCGGGATGGAACTCCCGGACATGACAAGAAGTGCGGCGGCTCAGTTTATTTCCGACTTGATATCTCGCGGTGAACTCGGTCAGCTTATAGAACTCAACGACATATTTAAAGAAGGCGGTGGCCTTGATTGGCTTGCCAACAACAGCATGGAGATTTTCGGCAACAGCAACGCAGGACAAAAAAGCTTGCTTAGTGCCGAAAATGTAGCACAGCTTCAGCTTATGGTTGAGGCAGGCGGCAACATTGAAAAGTGGACGTCTGCGATTGAAACATCGGACATTTCTGGTGTGCTTCAAAGCGCAGGAGACGCCGCCTCGAATGCCGCAGAACCCATGTCTGATCTTGCAGGCGCAGAAGAAGAAGCGGCCGGAAACGCACAGAGTGTTGCGAGCAATACGATTTCTGCTTCTGGTGGAATAAACAGAATGGGTGACTCGGCTGCGGCAAAGAGCGGTGATGTGCATTATATGTCTGGTGTCGCAAGCGGCTTAGCTGATGCGGCGGGTGCGGCAGCATCAACCGTGAATGCGTTGGCACGAGCAATACAAAGCCTGCAGAGCAAAGATGTAAACATCAATGTAAACATCAGCGGCGGCGGTGGTGCTGGTCACGCAATAGCGATGGCAAGAGCGGCAAGCAGAGGACTATGGCGAGGCGGGTTTGTTGATTACCTTGCTGAAGGTGGATTTCCTGGCATTGCAAACGGAACAGATACCGTCCCTGCGTGGCTGACGCCCGGTGAATACGTCATCCGGCGGTCTGCGGTCGGCATGTTTGGAAGCAGATTGATGGACCGTATCAACAAGATGGATATCAACGGTGCGTTCGATGCGCTCATGAACAGGATCTCAAACCCGATGAATATGCATGGAAACACTTACAACCGTGATAACCATGCACAGGTCGTTATCAATAACTATGGTAATGGCGGACAAGACTACTCACAGCGCAAAGCTTACAGATTTGTAGGTGCTTTATGAGATATGAAAGACGGTATGTACAATTCAATGACTTGGTGTTCGACCACGTAGACATGATATCAGCAGATGACCTGACGATATCATTCAAGCGGAAGGACACCGAGTACACATACAGGCATGGGAGTTACGTGCCGCACAGAAGCAGATACTTACTGGCAGAGGCAAGTAACTTCTCCATGACCATCACATTAAAGATGCGGAAGCTGCCATGTGATGCCAGACCTTTCTATGCGGACTTCGCCAGAACACAGCTTGCCCAGGTTGGCAGGCTGTGGGCGGTGTCCAACAACAAACTGGTCTGGGCATGGGCGGAACTGCGGTCATTTGGTGAAGCGGTGAATGTGAAGAAGAACACCATCGAGTATGATGTGGATGTGTATCTGCCGGAAGGAGTCTTCCACAAGGCAGACCCGAAGAAGACATTTCTGCATCCGTGGGATGTGTGCGACTTCATGGAGTGCTACAGCTACAAGGACATCGACTCGTGTGATTGCTGTACGACCTGCGGGGAAGTACATGACGCAGGCTGTATCTGTTGCGAGTGCAACGCCCTGAGCGAGGACATGGCGCTGTGCCATCACCAGAACACACTGCAAGACTACTACGGATGTGATATAGGCTACCGCATTGTCTATGATTGTGAAGCGGCTGAACGCTTCAACAACACCATATCCAACTATCTCGGACAGAAGATATGTACAGAGACCGGACTCATCTCCGGTCTTTTCTATTCCAACACAGACCTTGAGACGGACTATGTGAAGATCCGTATCCACGGTCATGTGGTGAATCCGAGGATAACGATAAACGGCAACACCAACATCATCATGGGCGAGTACGACAACCTGCTCATCAACCCTGACGGCTCCGTGGAGTACTGGGAAGACTGCTGTGACCACGTATTCGCTGATGTTGAAGCGTGGGTAGTGCCAAGAGAAGAAGGCATGACATACGGATGGACGATACAGCCGGGAAACAATTCGGTGATGATCGAGACAGGCTTCTGCTGTTCGGACGATTGCTGTTCTGCCGTGTGTGCCTACATCGAAACAGACCCCATCACATTATAAGGAGGAGACTATGAGTGAAGTATCCTGTACCGCATGTCAGGAACTGCGGGAAGCGGCGCCGGACTTTGTCACGAACGGCGTGACAGAAACGGTGTGCGACTCACTGGCGAACAACACAGGACTTGATGCCAGTAACGGACATGACAATGCCACAGACCTCGGCTTGGCGAACGATTGTCTTGTAGGCCGGATGCAAGACGAGGTGAACTACTACGGTATCTGTGACTGGAAGAAGTTTATGAAGCTGTTCGTCCATAACGTGTACGAGATGTTCAAGGCTATCATCTGCTCCCTGAGAGGTGTGTGGGGAGAAGCGAGAGATACTGAGGAGACCGTGGCAACCCTGTGCGAGGGAACAAGGCATATCATGGACATTCAGCTTGAGAAGGTCCACGGTGTCAAAGACACTGCAATCTTCCCGACAGACGGTGACTTTGCCATGGCAGCCAACACCGTAACGGTCACATACTGCGAACACGAGACGATCGCAGACCTTGTCACAATGTTCGTGAACATACCAGGCACGGTTACCAACCTCACGGTTGGCGATGTCCTGTTCACGGTCGAAGAGTCAGACCTTGTGCCGAACCTGATGCATAAGAGTACCTTTGACGGCATCATGACATACGGTCTCATGAAAGAGATCGGTGTCGTGGCAAACAAATGGCTTATCTGCGGTATGCTCCATTCTCATGATGATTATCCCGGCAAATTGGTCTGCAATGTGTTTGCGGTCATCGGTCCCACACAGGTGGCTACAGGACAGATTGCAACCGTATCGACATCACCAAGAATCTTTGTCATTAAAGACACATAAGGAGGGGAGAACATGAGCCAGATAGATTGCAACGCCTGTCATGAACTGAAACAGGCGGCACCAAACTTTGTCCAGAACGGTATCGGTGATACAGAGTGTGCATCTCTTGCGGCTGACACTGGTCTCAATCCGAACCTGAGTCGCAAGCACAACGACGCTACAGACCTGCATGACATGAACGATTGCATGATCGGTTCTGCCGTCAACGACCTTGAGAAGCATGAGATATGCGATTGGCAGGACTTCATGGAGATGTTCATCGGCAACCTGTACGAGATGTTCAAGGGCATCATCTGCGCGCTTGGCGGTATCTGGACATACATCCATAACCTGCTGACAAGGGTCGCAAACCTTGAAACACGGATGACCAACCTTGAAGGCCGTGTCAGCGCACTGGAGACGTGGAAGACCACCATTGATAACTGGAAGAGCGGCATCGACTCATGGAAGACCAGTATCAGCAATACGGTTGCCGGACATACAACGACAATCAATAACCACACCAACACGCTGACCAACCACGGAAACCGCATCAGCGCACTGGAAGGTCAGGCAACAAGTCAGGCTGCATCCATCACTGCCATCAATCGCCGTATCGATGAGATTATCGAAGCCATGGGCGGTGACGAGGACGAGATCCCTGTCATGAAGAGATACCGCTACACGGTCCCGGCTGAAGCGTTCGACCCGATATGGAAGACAACCGTTGGTAAAGTCATGGTCAATAACTCCTGGTCAACAGCCATCCCGTCCGACACTGGTATCGTGGAATGGTTTGCAGGCGGCGGCAACAACGAAGATGTCGGTGAAATGTGGATTCGGGTTCCTGTCACTGAGATGGACAGCATCACGGGTGTATGGACGCAGACATGGGTCGTGCCGAGCGGCAATGCGTTTGACGGAAGAGGCAAGAGTTACGTCCAGACCGTCAACGTACAGGAGTGGTATGAACAAGGCGGTTACCTGATCATCAACTTCGATACGTACATCATCGCACCGCAGAGGCTGACCACAGAAGAGAGTCCGTCTAATCCGCAGAACGGCGGCCCGTATCCGATAACCATCGACTTCCTCGTAGTCGGAAAGAAGAGAATAACGACCTGATATGTATTTCGAGATATACAGAGAAGGAAAGTTAATAAAGAGAGGCAACGACATCCTCAACGAGCCTACGTGGTCGAATGAGATGATGCTGACACCTTCCACCATGATCACTCTGCCCATCGAGTACGCTGAGTACCTTGAAGGGCGTGAAGAGGTAAAGCTGTTCATGGACGATAAATGTTTCTGGGGCATCGTAGTGCGGTGTCCCAGAAACAAGTCCGATGAGACCATCGATGTCCATCTGGAGCATATCGTGCATGAGTGGACGTATAGGCAGATAGCGGTGAACACTGCTGTCAAGGAAGGGAATCTCAACATCGTCTATAAAGGCGCCGAGACAGAAACGAGGGATGGCGTGACAGTGTCTGCCAACCCTCTGACCATCCTGATGGAAGAGTACGGCACGTTCTCTGATGAGGACTACATCAGACGTGCTGGTGCAAGCGCCTGGAACGAGCATGGAGAGACTTTAAGCGTCACGGTAGACCATTCCGCCGTTGAAGAGAAGGAAGGCTCCTATGACGTTGTATTCGCCTCTGGCGATGTCTCCGTGACCGTCAAGGCTACTCTGAAGAAGGATGATGAGCAGACCAAGACCGAAGAGGGTGTAACCATCAAAGCAAACCCCTTCTCCATGACCTCGGATGAGGTGCGGTCCTTCACAGCTGCTGACTACATCGAGAGGGCGGACGCCACAGTGTCCCCGGACACAGAGACACTGGAAGTAGACTTCTCTGCTGTCAGGACCACATACGGCACTTACTCCGTGAAGTTCTATGTGACCAAGGAAGTGGAAGGCGAGGAAAAGGAGATATCCGTCAGCGTGGACTGTATCGTTGCCGGAGAAAACAGCGGTGATGCCACGGTGGCTGATGACCTTGCCGACATCTATGCTGACACCAACTTCGCCTATCCCGGATGGAAGCTGAACTTCAGTGATCACGCTCTGGAACAGACCATCGACTATGTGTATTCCAGACAGAACAAACTGGAAGCGCTTGACCAGACCATGGAACTGACCGAGGATCTGTTCTGGAGAGTGCGGTTCGTTGAAGCAAGAGAGATGGACATCTCCGAGTTTGGGGAGCAGAAGCAGTACATCATCTCAACTAAGCCGAACGGCGTAAATAACCTTCAGATAATCGAGGAGCCTACCATCGAGTACGACTTCGAGAACGTCATCAACGTAGCTACGGTGTACTCAGAGAAGTCCGACACGGGCATGAGCAGTATGACGCTGAGGGAGATATACGATGACCCGTCACTGCAGGAAGAAGGATTTCCTGTTGTCATCCTCAAGAACAACGTCAACAACGAGCGCGACTACAGAAAGTACATCGACCAGGCACCGAAGGTAGCGCCGAACAACTGGCTTGAGTATGCGGTCATTGACGAGGAATCCGTAGCACTGGAAGCCGGGACGATCCTTGAAGGCACATACGCCTTTGATGACCTTGCCCCGTTCACGCCTGACGATGAAGAAGGCAAGACCACAGAGATCACAGACGAGGACCGTATCGAAGCCGCCAAGACAGCATACTCGGCAACCATACGGAAGCTGAAGCAGGCACGGAGACGCCTGAAGATAGAGGTGAGCATCGCACGGGTCCCGGTAGACTTGAATGTCGGTGACAAGGTGCGGTTCATCTATGACAACCTGATACTGAAACTGGAATGCACACCGTACCAGAAGTACATCATGGGTCTGGATGATTGGTACTATCTCACCAAGATTGACTATGACTCGCAGAACGGAGGAGTGGACACGGTCACACTGGAGAAGGAACTCTACATCGACCGTGACATTAAAAACGAATGATACTAAGTCAGGAGGAAGCCATCATCCGTATCTCGGAGCGGGTGGCAGAAAACAAAAAAAGAATCGACCGTATGCTGAAGCAGAGACGCAATCAGGTAGTCGATATGTACGGCGTGGAATTCACGAGGCAGGGAGCGGCAAACTCACCTGCCCGTTTCTATATATCCATCTCGCCGGACATGGTGTATCTGGAACGGTTCGAATTCAAGCTGATCGTGCAGCCGTTCCTGAGCATGGCGGGGACAATCGGTCCCACACGTCTGTCGGCAAGCGGCGAGGGTATCGAGTATGGCGTGATCACTCACGAGGACTTGATGGACATACTGAACGGTGACAGCTGTGCCGAGTACCCGGATGACGAAGGCGGAAGCGGCGGTTCCATCACGGGCATTAGTCCAAACCCACACACCCATAGTGTGACGGCGGGTATTACGCCACTGCCCACAACAGCGGATGATTTCCGTGTGAAGATAGAGGGCATCGATGTGACACCGTACCTGATGGCACAGTACGGCGGTGAGTGGCTGAACGGCGAAGGTGTGTATCCGTCACTGGAGATAGGGAAGGACTACGACATCATTGAAGTAGCCTCCGACCTGATAGGGGAAGGACGCAAGACGGACGCAGACAAGCTTCTGCGGTCAGGGTACAAAGCCATCGAGATAACCGCCGGAAGCGCATTCAGCATCTCACTGGTCTTGTACCTAAAATATTCACATTTGAATCGTTAGAGGTATCTAACCATGATCGATAAGAACCTGTTTCCAAAAGAATATGCGGCGATAGAGCAACTGAAGGAGAGGTCACGAATGTTGGAAAGGAAACGTGACCGGAGCAGACAGAGCAAGCAGGCGCTCATCGAAGCCTGCAGGAGGAGATTGCATGAGCAGGAACATCCAGAATGATGGCACGGCAGAGGACCTTATCAGAGCGTTCGTGCAGGTAGGCTGTGCAGAGACACACGCCAAGACACTGGTGGAGAAGTACAACGCACAGCTTGAGAACGGCCTTATCGATCTCGAAGACAACGGTGCGGTACTCCGGCAAACGGACAAGATAACCGCCATTACAGAGGAAATGAATAACCTTGCGGAACTGAGACGTAGCCTTATGCTTCGTCTTTTTGAGATGTTTGACGGAGATAAAGACTATTGGTGCTTAGTAAAACACCTTGGCGTAGGAGCGATGACTTTGTTCGAAGCATATCAGGCATCCGAGGATGACAGCGAACTGTACACCCTGGCACTGGAAGCAAACAAGCGGTTCATCTGGTCTCTGAGCCAGTTCATCGGCATGGAGCCTGTAGATTGTGCTTCATGCTTTGCCGATCTTCTCAAAGCGAAAGGAAAAGAAGATGTCGAAACTACTGGGAATAAAGGAACTGTGTGAACTTGTCCAGAATATAAAGACCAGGCTGAACGGTAAGGTGGATAAGGTCGCAGGTAAGGGCCTGTCAACAAACGACTTCACGACAGCAGAGAAGAACAAACTTGCAGGAATCCAGGCGGGTGCCGAAGTCAATGTGCAGAGTGATTGGAATCAGACCAATACATCATCCGATGACTTCATCAAGAACAAGCCTGCCATTCCTACAAGACTTTCACAGCTGACCAATGACAGCGACTTTGTGGAAGATCCTGACTACGTGCATACGGACAACAACTTCACCACAGCCGAGAAGGACAAGCTTGCGGGTATCGCTTCCGGTGCCGAAGTCAACGTGCAATCCGATTGGAATCAGGCTACTACCACAGCTGATGACTATATCAAGAATAAGCCGAGTGTGTATACCAAGACCGAGTCTGACAACCGATACGTCAATATTGACGGCGATACAATGACAGGGAGTTTAACTGCCATTTCGTTAATCCGTAAGCATCCCTTTACAATAGGTACAGTTCCATCTTCCAATAGTTTTACAATGTCTGTTCAAGGACAAGATTCCGCAGATACGGAAGTTTATGGTTTATATGGAATTTATACAACAGACGATAAGCTTGGTACGCAATTAGAGGTTGCGAGGACGGTCAATGGAACACGCATTATAAATAACCTTAGGTTGTATATTGATGCAAATGGAAACAGAAGTATTTCTGTAACTGACCCGGCTATATGGAGAGCCGCAATTGGTGCTGTAAATCGTGCTGGCGACACGATGACAGCAAATTTCACCCTGTCTGCATCAGATGCAACTGGCAGATGGTGGAAAGTGAAAAACTCAAAGCACGAGGGTTCACTTTACGCAGATCCATCGGGCAATTTAGGCGTATGGTCTGATACAAAAGGCAAGTGGTTAATTCGTTGCGATACATCTGGCAATGTATATGTAAACGGTTTGAACTTTACCAGTGCGGCAACTGCAAGGTCGGCTATAGGCGCGGTTAATAAAGCGGGCGATACGATGACGGGCGGATTGACGTTGCAGTATGGCGTTCCGCAGTACGACATAAAGGCCACAGGCATCAACCTTAAAGCGGCGAACAATGGCTCGTCGTCGTCACAGCGACCGGGTTACGTGATACACGACAATAACGGATTAAACGTGGGTCAGTTCATCACGCTGACATCGAGCAGTGGTAATGTCCAGACGGAGATGTTGGCGTACAACTACAACACTTCCGGCGCGTCTGTCGGCACAAACTATATCCAGTGTAACGTGACCAAGAGCGGAGCGCAAACATATGCTGTCGCAAACCAGGCGAACTTTAGAAGCGCAATAGGTGCAGCTGCGGCGTCTTCGTCTTCCAAGCGGTACAAGCACGACATCGCTGAGATACATGATGAAGAATTAGATCCGCACAAGCTGTACGACCTTCCGGTAAAGCAGTTCGTGTTCAATGATGACCATGACCTGCAGTATGCGGATATGAAAGGCAAGACCATCCCCGGCTTCATCGCTGAGGATGTTGCGGCGATATACCCATCGGCGGTCATCCATGACGAAGACGGCAGAGTTGAGTCATGGGATGAGAGACGGATTATCCCCGCTATGTTGAAGTTGATACAGGAACAGCATGAAGAAATCGAACGCTTGAAACAGCTTATCGCATCCGCATAGAAAGGAGACACATTGTACACAGAAATTGCTGTCAAAATCGTTTTGCCTATCGTGCTTGCCATCTTTGCCTCGAACGGCTTCTGGCAGTACATGAGTGACCGGAAGAAAAAGAAGAGTGCAGAAACGGAGTTACTCATAGGTCTGGCACACGACCGGATCTATGAACTCTGCGAGAAGTACATAGCGAGAGGCGACATCACCACATCAGAGTATGACAACCTGATGTACCTCTACCGCCCATACCATAAATGTGGAGGAAACGGGACCGGCGACAAGCTGATAGAAAAAGTAGACAAGTTACCAATGAA